ATCCCCGATATGGATCTGACGGATCAGTATTTGGGGAATGGGTTGTTCGCCAAGATCATCGATGCACCTTCTGAGGAGGCCGTTAAGCATGGATACGATTTTAAGTTAAATGATCCGAAGATAGAAGATTTTATCTCAGATGAGCTTGACCGTCTTGACTGGGAAGAAACGGCAGCTACAGCCATTAAATGGACCAGGCTTTATGGCGGGGCGATTGTAGTGATGCTGGTTGATGATGGCTGTGATCTTGATGAGCCACTGGATTGGAACAATGTGGAAGGGATTGAAGAACTTCTGGTGTATGAGAGGGCAGTTGTACAGCCGGATCAAACGTCTTTATATGTGCATAACCCTAATCATACAAGCCGCTATGGCAGCAGGTTTCAGAGACCAGAGTTTTATACCATTAACAGCAGACACGGAGTGTTCCGGGTACACGAGAGCAGGTGTCTTATTTTCCAGAACGGGAAACTTCCGGAAACGGGTGTATATTCCACATACCTTTATTTTGGTATTCCGGAATATTTGCGTATTAAGGATGCATTACGGGATGCGATTGTGTCACATGCCACAGCACCAAAGATGTTGGAGCGGTGTGTTCAAGCAATCTATAAACTGAAAAACCTTTCCAATATGTTACAGGCGCCTGAAGGCGATGAAAAAGTGTTAGATAGGATAGGGCTTATCGATCTGGCGCGGGGGCTGTTAAATACCCTTGTCATTGATGCAGACGGCGAGGATTATGATTTTAAGAGTATGTCCCTTGCAGGTGTAAAAGATATCATAGATACTACCTGTAACATGCTCTCCGCAGTAACACATATCCCGCAGACGATATTGTTTGGCCGGTCCCCGGCAGGTGAGAACAGCACGGGTGACAGCGACATGGAGAATTATTACAACTTCGTTAATAAGATCCAGAAGATGATGCTGAAAAAGAATATGCGCATCCTTCTGGATCTTATCTTTAAGTGCGGACAGCAGAAAGGTGAGATTCAGGAGATACCGGCATACAAGGTAGAATTCAAGCCGTTGTGGTCCTTAAGTGAGGCTGAACAGGCAAACGTGGATGCGTTAAGGGCAACGACAGAACAGACGAAGGCGGCAACGGCCCAGGTCTATGTTGATATGCAGGTGCTTGACCCGTCAGAGGTGCGTGCCGGTCTGAAGCAGTCAGAGGAATATACGATCAATGATCTTTTGAATGAAGAGGATGACCTTGATATTGCAGGTCTCTTAGGGATTGACAGCCCGGAAGAAACGGTAACTGAAAAAGCGCAGATGAACATGCAGACAGACGATATTTCTCTATCAGAAGAAGGAGTCGGCGTTATTGTAGTACGGGACGGCAGGATCCTTGTTGCGGAGAGAATGGATGGAAAGGGACTATGTGGTCCGGGAGGGCATATTGAACCCGAGGAAACACCCGAGATGGCAGCAGGCAGAGAGGTAGAAGAGGAATTTCATATCATTCCTCAGGAGCTGATTTATCTTGGGAAAACAGGGAGTGAGTATCCGGAGTTAGCTTCACGCATATTCTTATGTACGGAATATAAGGGTCAGCCACGAGCAGATAATGTGGAGATGAGGAACGCTTGTTTTATGACGCTTAGTGAATTAGTCACGACAGAGAGTCGTATGTTTCAACCTTTTTTTGAGTCCATCACGTTACTGATGTCTGTTTTGGGTATGAGACAGGACGAGGGAAACAGCAATTCGGGTAACCACGGTCACAAGGGGAGACCCGGACAGCTTGGTGGCTCTGGCGGTGGCAGCAGGCTGGGTAAGCCTTTATCAGCCCAGCAAAGAAAAGAATACGAGAAGAAAATCGTTGGACAAAGGACGAGTAAAGGTGTTATCATTAAGAAGCTGTCAAAGCATACCTGCGATAGATGTGGTCAGCGATATGTATCGTCTGCCAAGCTGATGGAGATGATTCAACACCCTGAAACAGTAGTGCGGGATAAAAACCATACGGATAGAGGGAAAAAGTTCCACTATAAGAAAGGGCGTTATACGGCGGTAGTAGACCATGATAACGGAGAGATAGTAACTATATACAAGCATTGAGGGGCGTGATTATATGGGTGAAAATGAAAAGCTGACTGACAAGCAGAAAGAGTTTATTCTTAAAGAGCTTGGCTTAACGGAAGAGCAGTTCTTTTGGAGAAAAGAGCACGATTATGACCAGCTTATTGAGGATTGTGCCGATATAGAGATAGAAGAGACAATAAAAGCGGGTGATAATGATCTGTCTCCAAGAGGCGTGATGGCGGTGGAGATGGTAGATTTTGTCCATGGGCCCTATTATCCGGAGGAGGATGACGAGTGGTAGAGGGGCTGGAAGAGCTCTGCTGATGATGAAAAAAGTAAGTAGTGATTATTAGAATGACAGTCTGTGCAAAGTGCATGGGCTGTTTTTGTTTGGAGGCGGGGGATATACATGGATGAAAGACTGCGGCAGGAAGCAATACAGGAACTTATCCGGAAGAAATTCCATGGTCATGATGTGCTGATATCCAAACATATACCCGTCTTCCCGGAAGGTATCGAGCGGGAGTATGCCAGGGTATCCCGGCAGTACATGAGACTGTTCAAGGAATCCATTGAAGAGGAGATTCCGGTATTGAAGGAACAGATCATGAAAGAACGTGGCACCTACCGTGCGGACGGCATCAACGATGTGATGGTCCTTCTGGAGAAGGTACTCGACAGGATACAGAAAAAGTTCACTGAAAAGGAACAGGGCTATGGACTGAGACGGAAGCTGGAGTTCCTGGCCAACATGACCAGGAAGCTTACGATCCGGGAATGGAAGAAAGCAGTGGACAGGACGCTTGGCATCAATATCATGGAAGATTATTATCTGGGTGAATTCTTCCAGACTGCGCTGGATAGATGGGTGGATGAGAATGTATCCCTGATCAGGACGATACCGGCGGATACCCTTGGCGACATGAGGATGATCGTAAAGGACGGGTTCCTGAATGGCAGATCCACAACCCACATCATGAAAGAGATACAGCATAAGTACGATGTGGGAAAGACCCATGCAAGACTGCTGGCCAGGGACCAGGTAGGCAAATTGAACGCATCCATCACAGAAGCACAGCAGAGGGATGCCGGTATAGAGGAGTATATCTGGGATGACTGCGGAGACAGCAGGGTCAGGAAATCTCATAAAGCACTGAATGGAAAGAGGTTCCGGTGGGATGACCCGCCGGTGGTGGATCATAAGACCGGCCGCCGATGTCATCCAGGACAGGATTATCAATGCAGGTGCAGGCCAAAGCCTGTATTTAAATTCGGGGCATTTAATGCGCCGGTAGCAAAAAAAGAATAAAGGAGAAGGATACATGCTCGCATTTGCACAGGATTACGAAAAAGAACTTGCAAGGAGGATGAGGGAGACATGGGGAAACAAAAAGTACTGGTATTATCATTCTTCTTCATATATGGCCCCGATAGGAGTAGATGAGAACACATGGGAGAGAGTGCAGTTTGTCTCATTGAACAACTCCGGGGAAGTGATCGGTTATCTCGGATATGCGGTAGACCGGGAGGGGCGGTATGTCAGTAACCTCTGGATCATCAACTTTACGGATGATAAATCCTTTGGCATTGATGTCATGCGCATGGTCAAGGATATCTTTGAAAAGTACCGTTACAGGAAGATAGTGTTCTTCGTCATCAAAGGGAATCCGGTCGAACCCAAATATGACCGTTTAGTAGAGCATTATGGAGGCCGGGTCATTGGGATCTATAAGGAACATGTCATGTTACCGGATGGAAGATTATATGATGAAAAGGTTTATGAGATATTTAGGACAGATTATCTCGAATACAGAAAAAGCGTGAACAACGCCGAATAGGCGTTTTTTATATGCCTTGAAGGAGGTGTGGAAGAGTGAAAAAGGCAGAAAGAAAGAATTACAGGGCAGATGAGGGAAAAAAAAGAGGTGATACACGCTTATATTCCATATGGGAGAATATGAAATCAAGGTGCTATAACAAAAATGTACCTAAATATGAAACATATGGAAAAAAGGGAGTCAGGGTTTGTGAAGAGTGGAAGGATAGCTATGATACTTTCCACGACTGGGCTATATCCCATGGGTATAATGGTTCTTTATCGCTTGATCGTATCAATCCAGATGGCAATTATGAGCCATCGAATTGTCGATGGGCAAACAATACGGAACAAGCCAATAATAAGACCAATTCTCGTAAGGACGGGGTCAAGCAGGAGAGAGCACATCGCTTGGACAGCCTTAAAGTGGATCAGACCTATTACACAGAGGAGGGATACCTCGTAGACCATCCGGTTGTGACCAGGTGCGGTATCTTTGAATACTCTGACCCGGACAGCAAAGACGGTATCCGGAGGGAGTTGCGCCTCCCGGAAGAGGTCTTCTCGGAGGCGAGTCTTGCGAGTTATGAGGGCAAGCCTATCATCATCACCCACGACGCGGGTGAGATTGACAAGGATAACGTTCATGAGGAACAGATAGGGACTATCTTAAGTAAAGGCTATCGGGATGGGGACAAAGTACGCTGCAAGATCGTGATACATAACACGGACGCACTCAAGCAGTGCGGCCTGCGGGAACTGTCACTGGGGTATGGGTTGAACCTGGATAAGACACCAGGCGTATACCACGGGCAGGCGTATGATGCGATACAGCGTGATATCGAAGTAAACCATCTTGCCCTGGTCGGTGAGGCGAGAGCGGGAGACCGCGCCCGGCTGAACATCGACCATAAGGATACAGGTACAAAAAAATATTTAAAAGGAGGGCCAATGATGTTAGGCACAAGGAAAGGAACAAAGAAAGTACAGAGTAAGAAGAGGTATGACAGCGACCTTACTCCGGAAGAACTGGAACAGGCGATAGCACTGTTCAAGGCACAGAGAGACGCTTCCTCTGATATGGATGGGGAGGAAGGAGAGGTCAAGATGGATGCAGAGGATGTCATCAACGGCGTCCGTGAGCGGAAAGACCGAAGGGATTCTGATGAGGAGCAGATGGATGCAGAAGAGATCATCGCTGAGCAGGAGGGAGATATCGAAGCACTCCTGGAGGTCATTGATGAGCTCCAGGCTGCAAATGATATGTCGGCAACAGACGGTGACGACCCTGCTGAGAACAATGAAGATGGTGAGGATCCGGATGACAACAGTGACGGTGACGACCCTGACGGCAATACGGATGATGATGACCTTACCGGGGACGGTGATGAAGAGGGCCCGGTGAACATGGATTCCGTTGACAGGCTCGTCGGAAAGAAACTCCGTGACTATCTGGATGTCTGCCGGGTGGCCGACAGGCTGAACCTGGACGGCGTGGAAGGCCTGCCTCTTGTGGATGCAAGAAAGAAGGTCATCGCTGCCGTTAACCCTAAACTGCGCCTGGACGGAAAATCAGACGCTTATATCAGCGCTGCGTATGACATCGCAAAGCAGAACGTGGCACAGCGTAAGAAAGTAGATGACCAGCGGCGCAGGATCATGTCAAGGAATAATCTCGACAGCATGGATGCAGGCGCAAAGAGCTCCGCGTCAGCAGCGCGCGAGAAGATGATCGCAAAGAGAGAAAAATGTAAGAATGGAGGAGAAGACTGATGGGAGTACAGACAAGTTATAATTATGGGACTTCAAAAGGTATCGCAGGCGGCCTGTATGATATCACGGGCTATGAGAACAATACGTTCATTACCCCGGGTGGTATCCTTTTTGGATCGGGCGTCGTGAAAGGGGTAAATCCCGGAAGTGATGTAAAGCTGCCTGATGCTGACAGCACGGCAGAAGATTTTGAGGGCGTGGTGCAGAACGGGTTTACCACCATGCAGGATAATAAAGGCAGTGCAGTACCGGAGAGTGGGCAGAGCATTGGTGTATTAAAGCAGGGTAAGATCTGGGGCCTCGTCGGAAAGACAGCAGTTCCGGCATATGACAAACCGGTCTATCTGATCACGAGCGGGGATGAAGCAGGACGTTTCACCACGAAAGAGGATACATCCACTAAGATTGCTCTGTCGGCAAGGTTTATCAGTGGAGCGGACAACGGCATTGCACCGCTCCGCGTACAGGCGGTCTGTGTGGCCGAGAAGGAGGAGAGTAAATCATGAAAAAGAGAAAAAAGCATATGAATTATGACCAGGCAGATGCAACGGTCCTTAGAAGGAGTAACATCTGCCGTTCCATGGTAGGCGGCGAGATGCGGTTTGACAGTGTGGAACAGGCGAGCGTGTTCTTCGCACGGGAGCTGGATTTTGTAAAGACAGAGACTTATGATGTGGAATATCCGGAGATGACAGCACTCATGATCTTCCCTGTTTCGAGTGAGGTGCCCGAAGGTGCTGAGACGTTCACATACTACAGCTATGACAAGACCGGCATGGCAAAGATTATCAACAACTATGCCACAGACCTGCCCAGGGCTGACGTAAAAGGAAAGCCGAACACAGGATACGTGAAATCAGTCGGTGACAGCTATGGGTATTCCGTGCAGGAGATGAGGGCATCCAAAATGGCAGGAAAGTCCCTGGATGTGCGTAAGGGCGAATCGGCAAGATATGCGATGGACTATGTTGTCAATAAGATCGCCTGGGCCGGTGATGCAGAGCATGGCTTAATAGGTATCCTTTCTGAGGGTAATGATATTCCCAAGTACGTGTTATCCACCGTGACAGTCGATGGGAAAGAGCACACGGAGTTCCGCTATAAGAACGCGGATCAGATCCTGGAAGATATTAATGGCATGCAGAAGTATGTCGCCAAGATCACAAAGAACGTGGAGAAACCAGATACGCTGGTGCTCCCGTCTGATGTGTATATCGACTTGGCAACACGCAGGATCCCTGATACGGAAACGACCATCTTGAAATTCGTATTGGATCACGCTCCGTATCTGAAAGAGATCCGTGAGGCTAATGAATTGCAGGCAGAATCAACGGATATCAACCCTACGGGCAGCAATGTGATGTTCCTCTTTACGAACGATGAAAAGAAGATGACACTCGAGATCCCCATGCATTTCTACCAGTATCCGTTGCAGGAGAAAGGATTGGAGATCGAGATTCCCTGTGAACAGAGGGTCGCGGGCATGGTCATCTACTATCCTTTGTCCGGGTTACTTGCAGAAGGAGTCTGATAAAAACATATTGATGATATCCCCTTGGGCGTTTGCCCACAGGGGATATTTTTAACAAAAAAGGAGGAAAAGCTATATGGTCTTAAAAAATAATTCTTCAAAGATAATCGGGATCGGGGAAACGAGTTTCTTACCTGGGGAGTCCGCAGAGTGCCCGGAGGGCTATACTAAAAATCCTGTGGTGCAGAAATATATCAAAGCCGGTGTCTTTAGTGAGGTCAAGTCTGAAAAAAAGGGAAGCGGTACGAAGAAGGCAAATGACGCCGATAAGGATGCTGACCTCGTGAAAGATGGAAATCCTGATCCGGCATCTGGCTCGGATGGCACAGGGAACCAGGCAGGAGCGAAATAATAGAGGGTGATCCTTATGAAGATTGATAAAGTAAGAAAGGTCATTTCTGTCATAAAAGCTGTGGCGCCGGAATTTAAGGATAAGACAGAGGATGAATTAAAGGTATGGGTAGAGCTGGCGGAACCGTATATCAGTGAGGACAGGTTCGGAGGGCTCTATACACAGGCGATGGCTTATCTGACAGCACATAAGATGACGCTCAATGCCCCAGCTTCAAAGAATGAGGGGGAATTAAGCATTTCCCTGAAAGATTCCATGGGTATCGCGTCCTTTACAGAAGGGAGTACGAGTGTATCTTTTAATAATGCAGCTTCGGGAAGCGGCGGGGCATCCGGCGCAGATGCAGAGTATCTCTTGACGGCGTATGGGTTACAGTTTCTGGCGATCCGGAAGCAGTGTATCATACCGATTATGATAGCGGGCATGAAGAGGATGTGATAAAGGATGGGCAAGGTAACGGATGACTGGACGCCGGAAGGTAGGAGGCTTATGAAAGAACTCCGGGAACTGTCAGGACTTGAGGTCAGGATAGGGTATCAGAGAGGCACGCTATCTGGCAGAACTGATGACAGTTCCCGGGCAGACCTGGTTGATATAGCCATGTGGAATGAGTTCGGGACGGTAGATATCCCATCCAGGCCTTTTATGCGTGACAGCGTGGATAAGCATGAAGCAGATATCAATTATATGCTGGCTGCACAGAAAGATGCCCTTCTGCATGGAGCGACAGCAAGGGAGATATTGAACACGGCAGGTCTTTTTCAGCAGGATCTTATACAGACAGAGATAGAACAGGGTGATTTTGTCGCAAATGCGCCCGCAACTGTCAGAAGGAAAGGCTCTGACAAGCCTCTCATTGATACCGGAACGATGAAAAATTCAGTGCATTATCAGATAGTCAAGAAAGGGAGTATGGAATGATGATACTTGATATCTTTAAGAAACCGTATACATTACGGAGATTTGAAAAAACGCAGATCATACGGGGCCGCACACATGCGGCGTATACCGACAGTACGGTCAGCCTGAATGTCCAGCCTCTCACATCAGATGATGTCATGACGCTCCCGGAGGGGATGCGGAGAAAGAAGAATGTCAAAGCGATCGGTAGGATAGAGCTCCGGACGGCAGATGAAAAGGCTGGTACACTGGCAGACAGGATATATTATCACGGTGAGTGGTATGAGTGTACCGGGGCGGATGTCTGGGGAAACACGCCTGTCGGGCAGATGGAGGCTGTCTTTGGACTGGTACCGCGGGAAGCAGGAGATATCCAGCTGGCACCTCTCGCTGTTGGGGACGACGGTGAAAACAATGACGGGGATGTGGATGGAGGTGGGAAGGTATGAAACTGTCTGGGCTCAATGATTTTTTGTTGGATCTGGTGGCAGAGCGTTTCCCGAATGACAGCGTGATATGGGCCGAGCAGTATATGCCGCAGAGTCCCCTGCCTCAGATAACGCTCAAGATGAAGGACTCGTCGATACCAAGGCATCCAGTCGATGTTGTAAAGGATGGAATGAGCCGTTCTTTCTATGAGTGTACAAAGATACTGGAAGTGAACCGGTATGCGGACAGCGTGGTCGGCATTTGTGGAGAAATATATTCAACGGTAAATCCTGCTGTGGATGACCTGACGAGATTCCTGCTTTTCTTGCAGTCTGATGTGGGGATAGAGAGGATGTATGCAGAGAACATATGCATCGAGGCTATGAGTCTGGTACATGATCTATCAGAACTTGACAGGACACATTACAGATACCGTGCCATGCAGGAATATGCAGTGCGGTTTATCCTGGAGTATGAGGGCGGTGAGGCGGAAATACATAACCCTAACCCCAAAGAAGGGTGGGAGCCTGTGAAGAGCCAGGAAGAAATCGGATATTTTGAGAGTGTAGAAACGGAGGAAAGATATGAGTGAAATATTGGACAATATCGTGAATTGTAATATTTCCATCGAGTCACCGGTAGAGGATTCGGCCAGCTTTGGGACGATCATGCTCATCGGGGATGGGCCGCTCAAGAGCGGAAAAGACTTAAAAGCGGTAGATAAATATGCATCCCTTGCAGAAGTTGCTGATGCAGGGTGGCAGGAGGATGAGGCCGTCTATAAAGCTGCAAGGATCGCTTTCCTTCAGGAGCATAAGCCTGAACTTATCTATATCGCTGTAAGGCAGGGAGCTTCCAGTGCGGCAGATGATGCAGAAGAAAGTCTGACAAATCTGGAGAAGTTCTCAGAGACGGTGAAACGTGTCATCGGTACGGCGGGTTGGTATGGCCTGGCACTGGTAGGGGCAGAGGATACGGACATCAATGAAGTAGCGGAACTGATTGAGAGTACGGAGAAGATATTTGCCTTTTCAACGCAGGAGAAGAAGAATCCTGTCCTGAGAAAAGACTATATGCGCACGTTTGGCATCTACTCTGAGACAGCTGATGAGAACGCACATGTCGCATGGTTAGCGGAGGGATTCTCCTATGACCCTGGTAGTGAGACCTGGGCCTATAAAATGCTGAAAGGTGTTACGGCGTCTGAGCTGACTACCAGAGAGATGCGCAGTCTTGAAGAAGAGAATCTGAATTACTACATCCCCTGTGCAGGCAAGAACATCACACGTGACGGTAAAGTGATCGGCGGAGAGTGGATTGATGTGATAAGGTTCCGTGACTGGTTAAAGAATCAGATGCAGATAAGGATATTTGAGCTGTTCATCAAGAATCCTAAGATACCTTATCTGGATACGGGCATCACGCTCGTAGAGAACCAGATGCGTGCGGCTTTACAGGCGGGCCAGGAGGCAGGCGGCATTGCAGAGACAGAGTTTGATGAGAATGATGAACCGGTGGAGGGCTATACCATCACTGTGCCGCGTGCGGCATCCCTGAGCAGTACACAGAGAGCGAGCAGGACATTAAGGGACTGCAAGTTTACGGCGAGACTGGCGGGCGCGATCCACATTGTGGAATTAAATGGCAACCTGGTGTATTGAGGGTAAGGAAGGAGAAAAAGGATGGGCGACAATATTTTTACCTATAACTGTTCAAAAGTTAAGATCGCGCTTGGTTCCCACGCGGTGACAGGATACGCGGAGGATTCTTTTGTTGTGATCGAGATGCTCGATGCTGGTGTGACATCGAAGGCTGGATGCGATGGTGAGATCGTGCGGTCGGTGGATCCGAACGACCGGGTCAGCGTGAAGCTCACACTCTTGCAGAGTTCTCCGACGCACAAGTTCCTGTTGAATAAGTATAAGCAGGATAAAAAAGATGGGATCGGGACATTTCCTATCCTCATCAATGATCTGACCGGGGGTGAAAAGGTCTCGGCAAGCATGGCGTGGGTAACAAAGCTGCCTGGAAAGACGAACGGGAAAGAGTCACAGAATAAGGAATGGGTGCTTGAGACCGGGCAGGCTGACCTGAATCTTGAATAAATGGAGGTGAGCAAGTTATGAATGAAGCAAGGAATATAGTAAAGATGATGCAGCCGACAGAAAAGCAGATCGGAAGACATACATTTTATATCTATCCGCTCCCTGCATTTGATGCGGCAAGATTGAGCACGGAAGTCATCGGCCTGCTCTCACCGCTTGTCGGCGGCATTGTGAGTGCCTTTAAAGGCAGTG